AATTTTCACCAATATCTAGCAAAACTTCTAAGTCCATAGTTGAAGGTAGGTTTTGCATATTAATAGATTTAAATGCACCTGCAATATTGTAATCTATATTGCCTTTCATATTACTACGCATAGTAGAATAAATACCAGACAAAAGACGTTTAAATCCTGTTTCAGCAAATCTACGAGCAATATGTTGAATACGTTTTTGTGCAGCAGACTGAACTGCTGATAGTTTTTGCTCAGAGTTTCCTGACACATATAGTGTATCATTAAGACCTTGAGCAGCCTTAGACATACCAGTAGCTTGTTCTTTAATCATTTGCAAATGTTCAAGTAACGGTACTGTACCTGTTGAAATTGTCTCAGGTGGTAATTGTTGAACAGCACCTACAGGACTACCATTAGTTGGTATAATCTGCTTAGGCTTCATATTTTGCAATGCAGAGAAATCTACCACATTAGGATCAGCCAGTTTAGGCGAATAGTTAGTGAGGTATGTATTCTCTACAAAGCCACGTAGGATGGCGGTCGATGCCAGATAAACCATAAAATTCAAATGGAATATCAATAGGAACAATAGAAGCCATTGGTACTTCATCACAATCTTCTTCATATAAGATGTGAGAACCCGCTATAATAAAATGTTTTAACTCTGCAATACCATCACCATCACGGTCAACATGCATCCAGCACTCTGTAACAGCTACTTCACGATTAGCCTCTAGTGGTGTGGTCTCTTGCTGCAAAGAGCCTTGAGTGTATTCTTGTCCTGTAACTTGTTTACGTGCTGCAATATCTTGAGAGTATTTTAAACTACCAGACCACGTATCATCACCAAGTTCATCCCAGGCATCAATACTATCAGCCATTTCAGGATAATATTTACGGATCTCTGAGCGTGTCATTTCTGTTTGCATACCAACAAATGCTGCATCAGTTATACAAGTAGCATCTCTTGATATACGAAAGTTTTCTGGTGGGACCAGTTCTACTTTAACACGAGACTTATTAATACGTTTACGAATACGAACATCAACGTACATAAGTTCTACATTTTGTTCAGTTATAGAGTCAGTTGATTGAAACTCATTTTCAAACTCCAGATCACCAACAATTTCAACATTATCTTCTGATAATAGTTTATCTAGGTTTGGTTGACTAATCTTTTCGTATTCTTCAAATACATAATCGTAATCTTCAACATACCCCCAACGGCACACAGCATTCTTCCACAGTAATGCTGCTTTCATCCATTGTTGGATAAGTTCCCATCCATTATTCTTTTTAAACAAACAATAGTTAGTTATATCAGAAGCATCTTTAGCAGCTTGAATTGCTGCAGGAGAACTGTCCCAAGGCATGAACCTTGCTAGTCTTTTATTTGTAAGAAACAAGTCAGATAATACGGCTGTATAAGCTTCGACTACTTCTGTTGTAGAAGTGTCTACAATTGTACTAACACCTTGGGGTGATAAATGATAATCTGCTACTCCAGCATATTCGTAAGTAGCTTTTAATCTTTCTCTTGCTAGTTCAGATGAGTTTAACCAATCGCCTGTAGAGTTTTGTATACCAGACTCTATCATACTAATTAGTTGTTCATCGCTAACAATTTCTTTATATCCTTCGGGTCCCATTACCGTTTCCCTCCAGTGCCTGAATATATAGGCTTAGCTTTTTCTAAAGCTTTTAAATCATAAGAACCAGCCTTGGGTAATGTGGCTTGAGGTTTCTTAGCACCTTTTTGTTTATGTGTTTGTTGTACAAATCTAGACATTTACCACTCCTGGGTTTACGCTCTATGTCGTTTTACTTTGTTTGCAACCTTTTTAGGTTGTTTACTAAATTGTTTTCCTGCTTTTGTAGCCTTTCTCTTAGCCCTAGTGGTAGCAGCGTGTTCTGCTGGCGTAAGACTAGCCACAGCTGAAGCTGGCATATAACGCTCTCCAGTAGCCAACGGACCTTGAGTAGAGTTTTTACCACTTTTGGTTCGCCACTTCTGAGAAGTCCATTTGCTTAGGCTCTTTTGTGACGGTTTCTTTGGCATTAGTCTCTATAGCCTCCACCTTTTGCTTTATATTGTTTAGCAAGCATTTGAGCTTTTCGTGCCGACCATTGGCCTGGACGACCTCCTTTACTACCCGCTTTAATTCTGTTAAACAAGTTTTTACGCATTGTCGGTTTCGTGTAGTTACCTGCCGCATTTACAGCCATCCTTAACCTCCGTGATATATATATCAAGCATTTCTAGTTTTTCATGCCATTTAGCCATACTGCTTAGTTCAGATTCAATAGCGTTAATAATATCACTATGTTCACCAATACCAACAGGATTATCTAAATAGACTTCAATGTTTGCCACATGCTTAGCCACATGACCCTCTGCGTGTTTACGAACCGCTTCTAACAATTTATCCTCCATAATTACCATTTAACCTTGTTAGCCCAATATGCTGCGCTTAAAGGACCACGAGCAATGTTTTTAGCATGACGGGCTTTAAATGATTTACGTTTCATTTTCATACGCTTAGATTCACCAGCCTTTGGTTTACCTGCAGTACTTGCACCTTTCTCACCAAACCGTATTAGTTTTTCTTTACCATTTGATCTCGCAAGGACAGCGTGGGATTTTTTGGGGTGGTTAGGGGTTCGCTTTGGTTTGTTGTAACCAGAGAAACGTTCTCCTGACTTTTCGATTGACATAACAATTCTCCATTTATATAACGAACACTATTCCACCACACAACAGGGCTTTTGTATTCTTTAGATTTTCTTTTCCTCTTGGGTTGCGTGTAAGGTATGTGCACCATTTTTTAATCCATCCAAATAATAATTTCTTATTTGATCAATTGTTCGCCCACATCCAATACAATATCGTCCCATTGCGTCTAGCTTACAAATTTTTATACATGGGCTTTTCATTATGCTGCCTTACCTGTTTGAGCATTAACACCCATCCATTTAGACCACTCACCATAGTAATGTCTCATACCCACTTCATCATGTATAGTGTAGTTTTCATGCCGCCCGTGTAATATGTTTCTGTTTTCAGTTCCTTCACGCATTGTTGTGCCCTGACCAGCTACACCAATAAGGTCTTCGTGTAAGTTTCTACCGAATGGACCCCATATAGAGTTGTGGTGGTTTATACGGGTTTTCCTATCTTCTGGTGAGTCACTTTTGAGACCATAGCCGCGAAACTCAATAAGAACTTTGTTTGGTCCAAGAGGCGTAACACTATCGCTTCTATAAGCACTCCCCCTAAGATTAAAATTAAATCCAGGAAACAGATCAACCATATACCATTGATTGGGTGGAAGGTTAGGGAAACTAAGCTCTCCTCTATCCTCAAACCCATCGTACTCCTCATAGTTGACTGTGAAGCTACTGACATTAACGTGTCCGTTATCAAATGGTATATTTTTTCTAGCAAAGTATTCATCGTTAAACCCCGACACACGATTAAAGTAGTGCATAAAGTCGTGGTAAAACTCGCTATTAGTGTCATGCCACAGTTTGTAATTTGTATCTATAATAGCCTTGTGGTAATGAAACACCTCTAATGGTTCAGCATCAATAGCATCTATAATACAATCAAATGCACCATTAAGCCATTCTTTTAAAGATTGAGTTGGATTATCATCAAGAGTGGCCCACACCATACCCCCATAACCTATTTCACTATGTAGTCGATTACCAGTTATAATACCTACTGGTCCTGATACACCATGAAGTCCTGTGTTTTTGTACACATGAATACCGTGTTTATTTTTTATTACAGCAATTGGTGTATGAGCAATTGTTGAAGTCCGATACCAATTATCTTCAGGTAATTCACTTTCATGGCAAACAGGAACCCACACCTTGGAAAATATGGTTTCTAGTTCCTGGCTGTATATATCCCAATCTGAATATATCTTAGAGTTTATGTATTCTATGTTAGGTTCTTTTTTCCAATTCTTGTGATTTCTTGGTGGCATCATTTGTCCCCTTTATGTTCGTGTCCCATCCAAATTCCAAAGACACCCGTCATTACCCCCATTACGACAGACACAAAAGCTGACTGTGCTCCTGTTGGGTCAGGGAGATCCATAAACCATTCCGCACAACGCCAACTCATGGCTGTGCTTACTAGCATCATAAATCTAGGGAGTATTTTCCATTTAAGAAATTGTTCCACTGTTAATGGCATTATTTTTTATGTACTTTTTGTAATTCAAATGAAGCCTTTAAACTAGCTCCTGGGTGTGGTTTATATCCACCTGATGGGTTCTTCATTAATTTATAACCTTTTCCTGCTTTCATCCAATGAAACCCTTTAGGTGCTTCAACTGATTTTTTCATTATGCCACCTCTTTTTCAAGCATCTCCATTTCTTCACGTAATGCTTTAAGTCTACGTTTCTTTTGTATTTGTTCTCGTTCCTCTGGAGACACATGACGTTCTACGTGCATACGTCCGATTCCATCGTGGTAGATATCTATTTTATCTCCAGTTTTATAGTTATCTTCCAAAGTCCAAGTTTTTTTAAATAATAACATAGCTTTCTCCTGTACTATTGTTAAAGGTAAGTGGTGGTATACCGCTGCGTACCACCGGACGCATGAGGACAACGCGGATCTCTTAGACCCTTAGGGGTCTTTATGTTCTATAAGGGGTATATACTATATCCAGTTTACTTCTGGTTGTTCTATACCAGACATCTTTTGTTTCCATGAGACATTTGAAGTCCCCAATCTGTCCCAATGTGTGCGTAATACTTCACAACCTATCGCTAATGCTATAACCGAATCATCATAACAGTTGGGTGCAGCTTCTGTCTTACCCGTATCCGTAGAAATATAGTCCTTAAGTTCTTTAATTATCTGCACAGACGGGATAAGTATCTCTTCATTCTCTATTAGGTTTTTAAGATTAGCTATAATCGCTGGTTTTGTAGCAGATGTCGTTCTAAAACCCAACCTAACACCCTCTTCCGAGGACACATTAGCTATCTTTGTCTGTCTATACAGGTTTATGTAGCCTGTACTGTCTAGTTTCTGCAAGGTTGCAATGCCCATACTGTTAGATTCTACTGCTAGTAGGGCATTATTATAATAACGGCCTAAATAAAACAGAAGATCACCCCACATACTAGGGTCAATCTTGTTATTTCTATAGTGTGCTACAATTTCATACTTTTTATTTAACACAACAGCAGCAGAATAGTCCTGACCAACCCCCAAGGCTACATCAGCAGCAACCACATAGGGTTCATTCCAATCAGGAAACTGGTATATGTACAAAGAACCTTCTTTATTCTCATCAAACATCTTCGATGCAGGGTCCCACTCAGACCTTCTTTGATAAGATTGTGGAACTAGTGCGTCCAAACGCTCCAGGTTGAAGACGTTAGATCCTGACATAATAAACGCTTCGTCAGCTGTTGAGGGGTACTCTTGTTTGAACTTGAGTTCTCCTCCTTCTGCGATCTTGAGTCTTCGCCAGTAGAGTTGTCCGTCTGTGAGGTCGTGTTTATCTCGTAGTTTTTCTTCTTCAACTGTCAACTCCATGTTCTCTGGAGGTTCCCTAGTGTACTCTGGTGTAATATACCACGGTAAAAAGATAGGTAGATATTCATTCTCCCCCATCTCAGCGCCTTTCCAGAGCCTATAGAACTCTCCTTGAGCACCGTTAGCGGTAGATTCCAGGATAACCTCAGTACCATCAGCCTGTGAGATACCTTGGAAGAGTCCTGCTAGAATCTTCTCATCATGTTGCCAGAACGCCACCTCAGAGCAGTGTGCTATAGTCGGCGTAGTACCTCTTCCAGCTTCTGGAGAACCCGCTGTATAAAGTCTATAGGAAGCTGTAGCGTCTTTATCGCCCATAGCAGGGCTGTTAATAATAATTTCTTTAGCATTACTACGTATTTCATTGGGTGCAAGATTTCCCTCCATATTTCTAATAAGGTTTTTGGACATAGCAAATAGAGCATCTGACGTAGCCGAATCATGCGCCATGACAACTGATCTTGAATGGGGAGTATAGTAGCTTTTCCAGAAGACTCGTCCAGCGCAGTATGTAGATATCCCTTGTTGCCTAGCTTTGAGTATAATTGCTCTAACTTTGCCAGTAGCATTCTTTTGTTCCTCCAATTTTTCTGTAATTATTTGTTGGGCTTTATTGAATTTAAATGGAACAAACCCCCTAGCTACATCTTTTGTTACAATTTGTATTTGTTCTTCTGCAAACCTAGTAAAATTATGTTCATAATCTTTAAGCCTAGACCTTTTCTGCTTTTCTTTGAGCAGTTTAGATAGCTCTTTCTTGTTCATATGTCTTGTGTCCTCTTGATTGTCCTTGAGTAAGCCTGATTAAAGTAACAATATATATGAGTACCCTGATTACTTTTGTACCCCCCATTGTCGCCCCAGACAAGCTGTGGCTTCTAAGTGGTACTAACAGTACACTCTCAGCACTTAAAGGCTCTCAGTGGGCTTCTATGCGCCACTAAACGGTCTTTTAGTCTCTATAAGGGGTATATGGAACCCTTTACTAAGACTATTACCCGATTGAGGACACTGTTAGAGGACTATGAGGAACCTTGGGGACGATGCTCAATTGTATATACCCCTTATAGAAACCTCTTTGGAATGTAACTCTATATACATATAAGTATCTATAGATACATAGAGTACTTAAAGAAACCATAGAGTACTATAAGAGCCAAACACTCGTACCTCGGTTTGTCTTCATAATGGATAAGAATCCTCTTGTCCTTCACATCCTGAAAGGAGACCAGATATGTCTTTTACATATTCTGTGAACACTGATGGAACTGTCAGTAATGTCCAGTTCAACACAACTGACCATCTTGGCTTCAACATCACATGTGCTGAAGTTGTCCATGATGACCTTCAAGATCTACAACACCTTGATGCTCTCAAGCGTCAACAAGATCTTGAGTGGAGCCTTGGCTGGGAATCCTAAGCCTGATAGCCTGAGTATGCTTCTAACTGCTCTCTTCATTCTAAGATCTCAGAAAGGATCTGTCATGCATATCACTAAACATGCTAAAGCTCGCTTATCAGAGCGTGGTGGCACAGTACAGGATATCATCAACACTACCAACAACGGTGTCAAGATGGTCAACCGTACTGACCCCAAAAGATTTACATTCATTGACAACTCTACTGGTATGTATGTTGTCACTAACTCAGAGGTTACTGTTGTAATCACTGTATTCTGGAAAGGTCAATACAATGTATGATATTGTGTTCGCTATTGTTGCCGTATGTCTCGCAACGTCACTGGCAGGTCTCTTATTCATGTGCCTGTCACCTTTGATCCATGCACTCAACGAATGGTTAGGAGACTAAAATGCAGTGTATCCTTGGTTTGTTCTTTACTCTTTTAGGGTTTGTTATGTCATTCCTTGCTGCTGTGTCTGACACACATGTATTCATAATTGCCATCTGTGGTATTATGACTGTGACTGGTGTCGTTACTTATGCATTGACACTTGTGGACTTCAGCAAATGATTACAGCTATCACCCTATTGACGCTCTTTATGTATATCCTGCTGTGCCTATGCCAATACATTACAATTGGTAATGGGCCTTGGATATTGAGATACAAAGAAGTATTCACAATCGCTACTGTCTTTTGGATAATAGTTCTTATAGAATCTTTCAAATAACTAAGATAGGCCGCAGACTCGTTCCTCGCTGCGTCCTCAAATTGGCTTCATCTAATGGAGCCTCTTCAACACAATATTGTGTAACTTGCTAGGAAGGTAATATCCCATGCTAACAGAAGTACGTAATTTCAAGATCAATGACGTAACTATCAACTATCCTAAACTTGACAAGCCTGTCAATCCTTTTGGTACTGAACAGTATGAGCTACAAATTGCTACTGCTGATGAAACTAAAGTCCAAGAGCTTGAAAAGAACTATGTCATGTTCCGTAGAAAAGATGGAGCATTGGTCAAAGATGCTGCTGGTATGTTCACTGCTAGCCTTAAGCGTAAAGCTCACAAGGCAAATGGTGAAACTAACGGCAAGGTACGTGTGGTCAACTCTGATCTCACACCTATGGAATCTGTTACCACAATCGGTAATGGTTCCAAAGCTAACGTGATTGTCTTTCAATACCCATATGACACTGCTGGTCGTAAAGGCGTTGCTAGCTCACTCACAGCTATCCAGATCACAGACCTTGTAGTCTATGCACCAACTGGTGGTGTAGACTTTGAAGCTGTAGGTTCTATTGAGCCAACTGCAGAAGTGCAAGGATCACCTAGCGATCTATTCTAATTCTATGTCCTTAGCATGACACTAAACTGCTTTCTTCATATACTACGTGCTGCAGAACCGCTGCAGTTTATCTCTGAAACTCAGGCACAATAGCCTGTCCCCTCTGTGTTGCAAACTACGACTAGCATATTGGAAAAGCGTCTAGCCTAGCAATAGGACACATGGTTACTGAATGAAAAAACGTGGAAGCTCGGTGAGAGCGTAGTATACTTCAAAAGAACCCAAAGCTCGGTACAGAAATTAGTATGGTGGGGCACATCGCAGAGTAAGACTCGGATGTTCAGGGCTGTATACAGTCAAGACGGGGAGAGAAGCGTCCCGTATGCACCAATTCCGGTGAAAACAGCTAGTCGTGGTCTAATTACAGATCACGCATCTTCAAATTGCAATGCTGCCTTGCGAGGGTAGTGGTATCGGCTCAAACCGTG